ATTTCATGGTTTCTTACAGCGGTGTTATTAAACGTGATTTATTCCAATTGCCAGAACCAGAACCAGAACCAGAACCAGAACCAGAACCAGAACCAGAACCAGAACCAGAACCTGAACCAGAACCTGAACCAGAACCTGAACCAGAACCAGAACCCGAAATACATACAACAAATAACTGTAAATGCCCTGTCTATTATAATCCAAATCTACCATTTAATGGAAATACAAATAATTCTACTTTGACCCGCGCAATGCGTTATTCGCAACTTGTTAGATATCGTGGTAAGTATTATGGGAGAGAACGAATTATTGCAACTGAAACCGATATAAATGAATTTGGTTATCGTGCCGGAGGACCAAGTGGGTTTGGTGCACCGCCAAGAAATTCATTTTAATCAGGATAATTTAAATTTATCACTCTTTTATTTTTATATATATTTTTATATTTTTATATATATTTTTATATTTTATATTTTTTATACTTTGAAATAACATTTAGACAGAATATATTATTTTATATATATTTTCTCATTAAACTATATAAATGGTTAAAAAGCATATGAAAGCGGAAGACGGTAAATACCACATCAACGGAGCGAAATACGAATTATTAGAAGGTTCGCGCGCGCAAGTGTGGCATGGAACTGCCTACAAAACCCCTGGCAATTTATTGAAAAGTAACTTGATGATGAACAAGCACGGACGTATTGTTTCTAAGCGCAAACACACCACCGCCAAGAAAGATAAACGTTTAGTCAAAGCCGGGTTTTTAACTAAGAAAGGCACGTTCGGATTTATCAAAAAATCGGCCACGCGTTCCCGCAAATCGCGCAAGTAACTCGTTTCATATGAAAAACTAATTTACCATACTTAATTATACATAATTATACTTAATTATACATAATTATACTTAATTATACATAATTATTTTATCTCTCTTTTTCTCTCCTATCCCACCTACAAATTAAGACGAGGGTAAACTTGCCAACGCTAATTTAATCACACCTAAACTAGCCACATTATACTTAACAATAAGCGGCAAATTGTTTTCCAAATAAATTTCAATCTGATTGCACAAATTCGTGCATTTAATAAAATAACTTAAATTCTTTAGCGAAAATTCGCCCTGAATAATTTTGCTGACTTCTTGTTTTTTAATAAATGCCATTGCCCCATCGGTTTCGGCTCGTCTAATTTCGGCATGCGCGAACCCGCCGGTGCATTTAAAAATCAATTCGGCCCCTTCATTGGTTGCAATAGATTTAATTTCAATCTTGTCTGAAATGCAGGAGAGATCCCGAATGATTTTTTGGAAATCTACTGATGGTAAATTAATGACGGAGGAAAATTTCACATTAGGCACATCCAATTCTTCATTATCCGGTTCAATGAGGCGGAGTTTTTGGATTTTCTGTTGTTTAATCTCTCCATTTTCAAATTTCAAACCGAGAAATTGGACGATACCATCCATATAATCCGCTTCTTCAATATACATGGTCAGCGTATCATCATTGTCAATGGTATTGATTAGTTTAAACAGATGAAACATATTCACCCCAATAATAATCTTATCCATTTTACATTCATACAGTTCAAAATTTTCGGCTTCTAGGGAGAGATGGGCAAGAATCGTATGCGATTTATCCATATTGATAATTTTAATTCCGCTAGGTGTGAACGTGATGTTGGTTTCTAAGAGAATATCCTTTAGGGCCGTCATTAACGTGCGAAACGGCGCAATCTGCACCGTTTGTATTGTGAGTATGTTTTTACTATGATTGGGCGAAAAGGACATTAAAAAGGATATATACTAATTTATAGTGTAAATCTTTAAATTACATTTAATGCGTTATAATTTAAAAAAGTGAATCGTTCTATTTTTTTTAAATTATTTAATCGTTCTTTGTTAAATTATTTAAAAGTAAGCGATTTTGTCGGGGGGGGGAGTGTAATTTTTATTTTTTTTGATTCTTCTGCTTTTTTATTATACTCTTGTATTAGTTTTATTACCTTGGGTGTATTCAATATGTGATTATCAGGTGATTTGGTAAGAACAAACTGGTGAAATTCATCATTTGCATCTATTCTTTCAATATAATTATATTTCTCATCAGCAAACATCTGACGCATTTGACGATGTATAAATGGAGTTTTAAAATTAATCGTCCACTTCTTAATAACAAACGGAATCGGAACAATATGGCGAAAGATTTCCCAGGGGTTTTTTTTCACACTTTTTACCACCTTCATTGGAGATTCTAAATATGCGTATGGAGCATTCTGCTCACACAGTTGACCTTTAAAACTTACACTTCTAAACATTTTAAAGACATTTTTAGTTTGTAGATAAAACGTACTTTTAAAGAGTTCAATGTAGTAGAATAGAGAAAGACCTTTATCCTTTGGTTGCTCAACGTTTAATTCTAATAACCTAATTTTGTCTTTAGTGTTGGTATCGTATTTATCTATACTGCTCTTAATATTTATTATTTTTTCCTTTATCTCTTTATATGCCTTATTTTTTTTATCAAGTTTGGTTTTCAAAATCTCAAGTTGGGTCGCATATTTTTTTATTAACTTCTTTACTAATCCATCAAAAAGACTATTTAACTTTTGCAAATCTGCATCACCCGGAATTATATTTTTTAATTGATCCTCTATCGATTGTCCCTCCTTTATTGATACAATTAGATGTATTTTATCACCGAAAACCTTAGAGATAAATGTCACCACATCATCCTTTTCATCATTAACCTTAACCATAGATATGTTAGATATGTTATCATATATTTCATTGGCTTTCTCAACATCATCTACATCATTCACCTCATCCACCACATTACCTTTATCAACTATATCTTTATCAACTATATCACTGAACAGAGTAGCACAATAGTTGCCTACCTGTAAACCCATAAGTTTTTCATAGTTTTCAATCACATTATCATAAAAAAGAGTAATATAGTCTTCATCCGAGATTTCCTTTTTTTCCTCTAATTTAAGTAAATCTCGGTAAATCTTGTAGATTAGATTCGCTAGTTTTTTTTTCTCTCTGTTATATTGGTCCTCTGTTATATCTTTTGTATGTAAAATCTCCAAAGTATGTATCATATTATTCGAAACCCCTATTAACATTTCACTACATATTATGATTTTAATTAATTCCTTTCTATAATCAGGAATTTCATCTGAAGTAACATCTTTCGGAAGAGACCTTCTAAATGTGGGGTTTTGAGCGTACCCGTTAACAATCATAAGTTTGCCAGATGCATTGCCAGATGCATTGCCAGATGCATTGCCAGATGCATTGCCAGATGCAGGAAATCCATATTGTGAATCAGATAATGGTTTAGCATGTTTTTTTTCTGGAATTAAAATTTCCTCTCCAGAAAATCCAGAAAATCCAAATTTTTCATCGTCAACGACTGGGACTGCTGCGTTTAATTTTACAGGGGTTTTGGTTTTTATATTTGTAAGTTGCCCACCAGTATACTTTTTATTTCTAGATTTACGTCCACGTGGTTTCAGCATTTTACGCGTAATGCGTTTCTTACCCTTATACGCTTTTCTTTTTTTCGTTTTATTTAATTTGGGTTTTATACTTCTACTTCTCTTTATCCTCGTTTTCATTGTATAGTATATATAATATTTATATATAATATTTATATATAATTATTATATATAACTCCCCCTCCATTAAAATGTATAAACACACAATGGACGTCTTTAAGATAGTCATTATTATAGCTACACTACTTAGTTTGTATATTTTTATAACTAAAATGTATTATCACGGAAAAAAAGGTCTAGTTAATGCATGGCAATTTCCGATGTTATTAGCAATCTTAATTGAGTTGTATATGTAATAAGTGTATATGTAATAAGTCTATATGTAATAAGTGTATATGTAATAAGTGTATATGTAAATGTATTAAAGATAAACCCGTTTTAATACATTAACGAACGACAGGGAAAGCTAAATGGATAATGAGAATAATGAGGATAATGATAATAATGAGAATAATGAGACACAATTACCGACGCCACCTATTCCAACCCCAAACCCAAACAACCTTCACGGATTCCTAGACGCACTTATTGAAAAATACAAAACCAATGAGTATGTTTACGGGCGTCTTGTCAATTACATTGAAAATTTATTGCCGACCGCTTTAGAAAATGATACTGCACTACAAAAGCAACGCGAAGAACGGCGTAGTCAATTAAGCGCCAACCGCGATGAATTCACCACACGGTTTTTGAAAAAGAATAGTTATTATTATAGTGCCCAAACCGAATTATTTTTACACTACGATGGTCTCCATTTTGTTATTCATAGCGAAGACGATATTCAGCATCAAATTCTTACCACTATTTCTTCGGAAAAATGCCTGCGAGATTGGAAGCATAAAGTGAATAAAAATATTATTAAACGTATTAAGGATAAATCGCCGTTAAAGGCACTTCCCGAGTCTGCAACAATTCAGTTTGTGATTAATCAGTTGTGTCCTTTTATTTTTCCCACCCGAAATCATGCTAAATATTTTTTAACGATTATTGGGGAATGTCTCTCTTCCAAGAATGATGCAAATGCAAATGCGAATGCAACTGAAAATAAGGAACTAGAGCAAGGTGCAACTACATCTACACCTTCTCTCATTTATATTATTCCACCTGCTTTAAAAGATATTATTAGAGAGATTGGGAATCAATGTTATACCTATTTTGGATTGCCAAATGTGTTCACCAACATCAAATACAAGTATTATGACCATACTTACAAGGAGTGTCGTTTACTCTATGTTGACCGTTGTTATGGGCGAAAAAAGGTTGACGTTCCCCCGTTATTAACTAAACATATGCTTGATTTTCTCTGTGTTGCAGCGCATTATGGCACACGCTATGGTTCGTCGGATGCATTCTTGAACCATTGCACCGAAATGAAATTGGTAGAGCATGCTTATTTTCTCGCTAAAAATACGGCCGAAACCATTGTAGCAAAATTTATTGACAAGTCCTTGACCTTATGCGCTTCTTCTTCCATTGATACCAAAAATATGATATTTTTGTGGAAACATTTTTTGAATGATATTGCCCTTCCCACGATTCTCTTCTATGAACCCTTAAAAACGATTTTGAAAAATAAGTTGAAGTATGACGAAGAAAAAGATGGCTTTACGGGTATTACGAGCATTCATTTACCGGCCGTATCGCAATTTATTAAATTCTGGGACGAGACCATGCTTCTATGCAATGAGAGTAATGAGAACGAGTATAATGAACTAGAAATAGATGAAGTGTGTATACTCTTTAAACAATGGTCGCCAACGTCCTATAGTAAAGTGATTAGTGATATTCTTATATTGGATTTAATACAGCATTTTTACCCCGACGTTATAATTGAGAATAATAAATTTATTTTAAATGTAAAAAGCACCGTATGGGATAAACGCAAAGAAGTGATTGATAGTTTTCGTTTATTTAAAAAAGAGAGTCAGGCAATTTTAAATGGGGAACTGAATGATACGATTTCAACCAAAACGTCAATGTCCTATGATACCGACCCCTATCAACATTATTGTGCACAAAAGAAAAATAAATACAATCTGCTGGTGAGTAAAGAATTTTATGAAAAAATCGTCTTGGATTTAGAATTAGAGTTGAATTATGAGGCGGCAGCGGCGGAGGCGGCAGCGGAAGCGGAAGCGTGAAATTATATGTAATCTTTTTTTTACATTTTACATATAATTGCAATGTGTGTGTGTGTTTTGCTCTCTTGCTCTCTCTTATTCGGTTTTATAAAAGGAAAGCGTTCTAGCACTTGGGTCGTCCGCCTTAATAAAACGCGGCATCCAAAAATACGGCACGATGCAGGAGGTGTTGGGAAATAGTTCATCATAGAGATACCGATAATACTGTTGTTCATTGGTCTGGGGGGTGTTTTCGTTGTACTTCGTATCTGCTAAGGGTCTTTTAAAATCGGTTAATTTATCCTTTATAATTTCAAACCAAGATTTGTGGTGCCCGCTGACGCCGTCACTAAATGCTTCTTTTTTCCGCCATAATACTTCGTTGGGGAGCAAACCAGGTTCATTTGCGGCAAAGGCCGACCGAATTAAATGTTTTTCCATTTGGCCCTCTTGTGGTCTTCGCATAGACACGGGCAGTGATAAATAAAAATCAACCCACCCACGATCCAGAAAGGGTGTCCGGGGTTCTAGACCATTTGACGAAATGCATTTATCCGAGCGAAGAACATCAAATGCATATATATCGCTTAATAAACGTTTACATTCAGAATCAAATGCAATCGCCGAGGGCGCTTTATGAAAATACAAATAACCGCCCATGAGTTCATCGCTGCCATCGCCGTTAAAAATCACTTTTGCACTACTGTGTTCTGCTATATATTTTCCAATTAAATAATTCCCTACACTTGCGCGCACCGTGGTCGTATCATAACTTTCAATTGCGTGAATCACTTCGGGGATGGCGTTAAAAAAGTCATCCGGCGAAACAATCACTGATGTATGATTAGAATTAATGTGATTGGCCACCTTTTCTGCATAGTTTAGATCTTCGGACCCTTCCATGCCAATGCTATAGGTCTCTAATTTCCCTTCGTAAAACTTTGAAACAAGCGCGGCAATAAGACTACTGTCTAGACCACCTGAAAGTAAACAGGCAATCGGTCTATCACTCGTGCCAATCACTCTTTTTTTCACGGCCTGGATTAAATGATTACATAGTTTATTATACGTTTGGGTTAACGATTGGGTGTCCATATAATTTTTTTTAGAAATTAATAATTGGTTTGAAAAAGGCAGGGTTGTGTATTTTATGCCGTTTAAGGATGAGGTTAATTTCCATAGAGTATTACATTTGGCATTATTGCATTTGGCATTATTACATTTATCCCTTTGAAAGGTGACATAAGTTCCCGGCAATACATGTTTAATCGTTTCAGCGTTGGTGCTTGAGTTCGTTGCCTGCTTCATTAACGCGCTCAATACTTTTAACTCAGACGCAAATCCATAGGTGGTATTATCGTTAGAGGTTAAAACATACAACGGTCTAACCCCGTAGGGGTCTCGTGCAACATATAGTTCTTCTTTATTGCCATCGTATAAGACAAATGCAAAGACACCATCAAGCATTTGGAGAAGATAATCAATCCCATAGTGTTTATACAAATGGATTATTATTTCACAATCTGAATTTGTGTTTGGTTCTACGGCTACATAGGAAAACAGTTCTTTATAATTATAAATTTCGCCATTACAAATAAGTGTGATGTTATCAATGGTCATGGGTTGATTTGATAACGTATCCAACCCGTTAATGGCTAACCGATGAAACCCCAGGATTGTATTTTTATCCATGTGTTTTAGTTCCGAATGTTCCGGTCCCCGAAACCGCCCTTTTTGAAAGGCAGTCGTAAGTGTGGTTATGTCATGGGGCGTATCTGCCGCTGCATTGTTTAGTAATGAAAAAATACCACACATTTTATAGTAAGTATGATAGTGTATATATGAAATCATATCAAACTGTTTTTATATGATTTTTTAATATTAAAATTGACCTTACGCCGAACTATGTCTCTTGACCTTACGCCGAAATATGCGTTTTAAATAAACAGCCTTGACTTGAAATTCCAATATCATCTATAATAATAGAGGGGTTTTGATAATTACAATTGGAAAACCAAATCTTAACTATACAAAAGTTTTTTTTGGGTGAAATGGTAATCCCATTAATTGCCGGTCTTGCACTACTTTGTTCGGTTAAACTTTCGCCGACCAAACTATATGATAAATTCTTCCAAATGGATACAACATTCTTATTATTAATTTTATATGAAAAGCAACCCCCTTTTATATTTTTCGGGTCTTCCCACATTGGCTTAATACCATCGCGCATAATAAATAACATACAATTTGTTATAATTTCATTTGGCAATGTTTCAAGTAGCATTATAATTTCTTCTACCGTATTAAATGTTAAAATACGAATATAACTTTCAAACGTCCAATTTGTATCGTGAGGTAAATGTGCCCACAAACTCCATTTATCATATAATTTACACTTGGCCGATACGATCGTTGTTGCGTCCACCGAGGTTGGATTTGTTTGTGCAACGAGATCCATGATTTTACTGGATATGGGATTAGGAGGGGGTATGGACTTATCCATATATATAATAACATATCAATTTTTTTATATCATTTAACTTAATTATTATACTTCATTTACAATTTTATACTTCATTTACAATTTTATACTTCATTTACAATTTTATACTTCATTTACAATTTTATACTTCATTTACAATTTTATACTTCATTTACAATTTTATA